AAGCCTCGCAGACCGCGCCCGGCTGATACGTGGCGACGGGCTGGCCCTTGAGGGTCCACCGCTGATACGGCGAATCCTTCACTTCAATCTGGCGATTGTGCTGCTCGTCCTTGTAGATCACAAACTTGCGAATGTGGTCGGGATGATAGGCATCGTCGTCGAACTGTGCGGCCTTGTACCAGACCTCGAAGCCAATGCGCTGCTTCTTCATCGCCTGCTTCGCGGCGCTCGAGAGCGGCGTGATGCGGCGGTCGTCGTCGGCGTCCGATCCTTCGCCGTCGCCCACGTCTTCGCGGAAGCGCACCGCGAGGAAGGGCGCGTCGTCGAAGTCGAGGCCGATGAACTCGGCCGGCACGACGAGATCGCCCGGCGAGACATGCTCCGCGAAATACCGCTTCGCGACGATGTTCGCGACCTGTTTCAGGATCGGCCGCGAGGACGCGCCGGAGAGGCCGAGCACGGCGCCGGGCGTCATGCTGGGATCCGGCTCTTCGCCGATCTTCATCGGCTGCGGCTTGCCCTGCACCGGATCGAAGCCGATTTTCATCGCGCCGAAGCCGGTCGCGCCGATCACGTCGAAGATGACTTGTTTGACGCGCGGCAGGACATTCAGCCCCTGCGACCCGAGTTTCGCCGTCATCACCGCCGAGCCGAGGACGGCGCCGTCTTCCTTCCCCGGCTGCATCGGGCGCAGGAAGATGTCCGGCAGGCGATAGAACAGGCCCGCCTTCTTCTGCTCGATGAACCAGAAATCGGACGGCACGATGTATTGGTCGTCGGCGGGCATGTAGTCGAGCGTGTGGCCCTTGTAGCGTTCGACGTTCTTCTTGGCCTCGGTGATGGCGGGCTTGGTGTGCTCGAGGCCGGAGTCGAGGCGGCGCAGCCAGGCAGACGCGTCGTCGGCGGTCAGCACGCGCGGCTTCGGCGGGGCGGCGAAGTCGAGCGGCGGCGGCGCGGACGCGGGCATCATCGCTTCATCACCGCATCGCTCCCGAGCACGGCGCCGGAGACACTGCCCGCGATCATGGCTTCGAGGTCAGGATGATAGCGATGCTCTTTCGCGCGCAGGACGGTGGGCGAGGGCCGTGACATCAGCAAATACCGCAGGGCATCGACGCCGTGATCGTCGCCAGTCGTGTCCACATCATCGGCATCGGCTTTGCTGCTGCGCTGCGCGGGGATCGTGCGCCGAAGATACGTGCAGGACACGTCGATTGTCAAGAGCGGCGGCCCCGTGGGCGTGCCGTCGTCCGCTTTCGGCACCTTCAGCCACGAGTGCATCCGCGCCCAGCCATCGACCCGCGCGTTCTCCGCTTTCCGCAGCGGCATCCCGGCGCGAATCAGCGTCTCGGCGCGACTCTGCCCGCGATTCTTGCTCCGGCCGTCGCGAATCCACATCGACCAGTCGCCCGCCACGTAGCGCACCGTCACGCCGAGGTCTTTGGTGCGCTCGTGGAATCCCGACGCGATGTCGTTGTCTTCCAACTCGTGATATTTCCACTCGCGCACGACGTGCATGGCGCCGGAGGGGAGCATCGCGGCCCAGAGGATGACGCCGGGGCCGTTGAAGCCCCAGTCCATCCCTCCGGCGAAGTCGATCGTGCGCGGGATAGAGAGGGTGATCACGTGAGCGGTGTCCACCAGATACGCGGATTGCGCGTCGAGTCGTGCGCGCCCATCGTGCCGTAGAAGATGAGGCGATTGTTCGCGCAATGTTCATCGAACACGAACGGTTTACCCTTGTAGCGCAGGATGCCGTCCGATACGACCGGCGTCGCGCGCCACGGCCACTGCGCCGCCACAAAGGCGGCCGCGACCTGGCCGAAGAAGCCACGGCGTGTGGTGATCCTCACGTCAACCTCGCTTCCACGACATGATCCGCCTCGCGCCATTCTGGAAAAAACGCCCCGGCGAAAATCGCCCAGTCCCCTTCCGCGAGTTGGGCATACTTGACCGCGCTCAACCCGCTCAGGTTCTCCGCGCGATACGCCGCCGCGTCGAGATACGGGTTCGACTCGAGCCGCGCCGGCAGATAGTGCCACCGCGCCGGATCATACGTCCCCCGCAGCCGCGGGAACACCTCGTAATCCGGCTCGTGATCGACGAACATCTGCTTCAACCACGCCGCACTCGGCCCGCCCGGATTCGTCGCGACGACAAACACCGGATGAATCGTCCGCCCGCTCCGGTCCTGCCGCACCGCCCGCGCCATCGTCCGCAACTCCGGCAACACACTCACCCCGTGCCCGTCGACCGGGTAGAGCGATCCCTCGTCGCACGCAATCGCGCCCTTGTTGCCGCCCTGATAGCGCAGCACTGCGTCCGCTGTCGCCATGTGCCCGCACGTAATCGTGCTCTCGTCGCTCCCCGTCCCGAACACCGCGCGCGGCGGGTCCGCATACCACCGCCCGCCCAGTTGCCGCACCTCGCCCGGCATCTTACTGGTGTGATTGTCCAGCAGTTGGTCCCAATTTTCCCGCAACAGCAACGCTTCGTGGCCTGGAACGGTAATCGACCGATGATACAGCCACCGTCGCACGCCGAGGCTCTTCGCGCTCCCCTTCATCCCGCCCCACAGGATGTTGCCTCCGGTGAGGCCGAGTTCGTAGAGCGCGACCTGTGTCGGCAACGGCACATGCCAGCAATAGCGCCCCTCCGCCAGCCCGAGACTCGCGGCCTGCGTCGCCCGATACTGCGTCACCAGCGCCCAACTCACCTGCCGACGTGCACACGCCTCCGTCCCGCACGTCCAGCAGCGCAACTGCTCCACCGCATTCACGACCAACGGGCCTCGACACCAACAGCACACCGCCTCGCCGTGCGGGGTGCCGAGCGGCGCCGTCTCCAACTCAATCACGGCTGAGCCTGCGGCGGCAGACGCGCGTCCTGACCCAATTTGCGCATCCGGCTGCGCTCCGCGTCCTCCACCGCTATCCGAACCGCCTCACTTCTCCCGTAGCATTCCAACACAAGCCTCGTGTGTGATGCCATGCTCCGGCCGTAGAACTGCGCCCACTTCGCGTAATCCTCGCTGACTGCCACTGATACCTTTGCCATGCGACAAAGTATATGCACAATATGCGCGCAGTCAACCTCAACAGTTAGATTTGGAGAAATTTCCGCGCGGCACGGTAGCCGCCCTACCTGTAGGGAACCCTGACGGACGGATCGCGCGCCGCCGGCGTCATTTGTCCGGCTTGGCTGGGCCGTCGAAGAGCGCAATGTTTGCGGTGCCGTTCACGATGATCGTGACGCCTCCTCCGGCGCGCTCATCGTCACCGATCACGGCGAGGCCAGACAGCGCCTTGACGTGGTCGGATGGACTGCCCTTATCCACCACGTTCTGAGCCATTTGCAGGGATTTGGATTCGAGATATCGGCGGGCCACGTGGCGCCGGTCTGACACCTGCCGCGCCATGCGCTCAAGGCCGTCCAGCGTCAGTCCGGGCCATGCCGGCGACAGCTCGTCGAGCATCTCCAGCACCGTCGCGCCGCGCTCGCAGCAGGCCAGCACCGCGAGGTGTAATCGCCGCGTCATCTCACGCGCCTGGGCCTCGACTAACGCGCGCTCATCGCTCATATTTCTACCTCTGCTGTTATATTCTTGGTCCATGCGGTCCACGTGGACCAGCATTTCGATCTTGCGCGCATGTGTATCTATCGTTGTGGAGTGTGATTATGTATGGACCGTATGGACCGCATGGACCGTCTCTGTATAATCAACAAGTTACGCGGTCCATGCAAATTGGTTGGTCCATGCGGTCTGTATGGACCATCGCTAGTTGAGCTGTAAATGTCTCCATCTGAGGACAATGCGTGGTCCATGCGTGGTCCATGCGTGGTCCATGCGTGGTCCGGTTGCGCTAGAGGCCCACATTGAGCGACACGCCGTGATAGAGGCGTAAGCGTTTGGGGTTGTCCACGCGCGGCCGTGTGGACCGAATGGACGGCATCGCGGCATTCAGGCGCTGCCCGAACTGCTCTTCGGTGCCGGGATGGTCGCGACCGCGCGTCTTGCACCATCGGGTAAAGGCCGCGTAGAGGTCGGCGCGCGGGACGCAGGCGTGGCGATCGGTGGTATCGCAGCATTCAGCCAGAAACCCATGAATAGGGCTCGTGAGTTCTTGGATTTCGTCGCGCAGCTCGTCGCTCATCGTGACGGCCGGGAAGTGTCCGCGGGCGCGCAAGCGTAGCCATCCCTCGCGCGCCCAACAGAGAACACCTGGGAGTTCACCAAGGAGCCGTTGTGTCAACTCGAGGTCTTCGCGGCCAAGAAACGTCTCAGTGAGCGGCAAGAGCAGCATGCGGGAAACCAGCGCGCCGCTCGCATCGTCCATCTTCGGCATCTCGTTTGTGAGGAGCGTAAACCGCACCCGCAGTCGCCCGGTCCAGTCGATCATATTCTTGCGGGGGATGGTTTGCGTATCTTCGCCGCTGATGCTGAGCAGT